CTTTTTACCTTAATTAAAAGAACTCTGTGAAAAAAATGTCCCACAAACATAAAGAAATTTTCTCAAATAACCAAGTTTGTGGGACTTTATAAAAGACTTTTTTAGGAAGTCTCTCGTCTCATTTTCAAAAAAAACTCTCGTTTTTAATAGTGTGATGAGACGTTTTTTGGGGTGTTCGTCCTTTCGGACATGAACATATAAATATACCAAAAAATTCAAAAAGTAACCTTACAAGAAAATATTTTTTTTAAAATTTTCCCCATTGAGATTTGTGTCTGTTCTCCTCAGCAATTTTTAGTCCTAACCAAATATCTTTAAATATTCTAACCAATTCTCCGAGTGGATTATTACCTAATAGGTATTTCATTCTACTGTCGGATTCTAACATTCTCTTTTCCATTATTTGAGTATTATTTCAGCAAGTTTATGCATGTATTCACCAGATTTTTCAGGTTGAATCTCGTCAATTGAAAAATATCCCCAATCGGTATGCTCCTCTCCATCGAGTGCGTTGACCAAATCAGGTTCAATACATTTTTCAACCTCTAATAAGTATACATACATAAGACCTTTTACTTTCTTACCATCTCTTGTGTGTCTTGGAATAAGACCAATGAATTTCAACTCCATGTCTTGTATATCAACATCAGTTTCTTCCAAGAACTCTCTACGAGCGCCGTCTTGAGTTGTTTCATTTTGTTCGAGTTTACCACCAGGGATAGACCACATACCAGGATATGAGCCAAGGTTATTTCTTTTACATAGGAGAATCTTATCTCCACATTTCACCATGACTCCGACGTACCTTTGATTTTTCATTGTATTTATTTAATATGATTGTGCAAATTAACGAAAATTATTTTAAAGTAAAAACTCTAATTGATTCTAAATCTCAAAAATTTGGAATGATGAATAGAGTTTTTGATGATTCATTTAATGGTTTATTATTTTTAATGGGTGGAAAGAAACAATGCTTTTGGATGAAGAACTGTTTGATTCCATTGGACATAATAATCATAAAAAATAATGTTATAATCAACATCCATCATGATTGTCCTCCTTGTTCAGAAGAACCTTGTCCAAGTTATTGTGGAAATGGTAATATAGTTTTAGAAGTAGAGGGTGGAACTTGTGAATATCTTGGAATAGAAGCTGGTGATACGGTAGAATACGTTCTTTAGTTCTTCCAAATTGTTTCGTTCACATCTTCTTTATTCCCTATGAATCTGGCTAGCACAAAAAAGAAATCGCTCAGTCTATTGAGGTATATTGATATTGGATGAAGTTTTTCAAAATTATCTAAAACTTTACAATCCAATACCTCAATTTCAGTTCTTCTTGCAATTGTCCTACAAATATGAGCCAAACAACTCGCTTTTGTCCCTTTAGGTAAAATAAAATTTTTGAGAGGTGGAAGTTGTTTGTTCATGAAATCCATCGCTTCCTCCAATAACTTAACATCGTCTTGGGTTACCTCTGTGAGTTCAGTATTGTTATCATTAATAATCATTGAACCAGCATTGAAAAGGTTCCATTGAATTACTTCTAAATCAGCGTGAGAATTGTAAGTCTCACTTCTTAGTAGACCAACAAAAGAATTAAGTTCATCTAATGAACCAACCGCTTTAATTTCTTGAATTGTTTTTGGGACTCTTCTTCCTGATAGTAAACTTGTTGTACCATCATCCCCTTTCTTTGTGTATACTTTATTGGACATGCACCAATGATAACTTAATTAATCTTCAGATTCAACTTTTGAGGTCTGAATTTTTTCTTTAATCTTATCAACCATTTTTTTCCCGACCTCTTTCATAAATTTAATGTAAGGTACATCAGGTCTATCGGGATTATATCTGTACGGGTCCTCTGAAGGTCTTGTCTTTCTTCCTAAAAAATTTAGACCAGATATGTTGGTGATACACTTGTGACCACCTGATTGTGATTGAATAAAGTCCCACATGTTGATTCCGACCTTGTCTAACAAAGATTTTTCTTGTTCTGAAAGTTCAGAGAAAGGCTTATCCATTATTGGTTTCAGTTTATCAATAACCTCTTCACCCCCTTCAATCATCTGAAACTTACCTCCAAATAAAGCATCAAAGTCTTTGAATGTAAATCCAACACTATCAGGTCCAACCGATACTTCACTTAACCATTTCATAGTAGATAATGGAATTACTCTTTTTTTCAAAGCTGGCTCGTATTCAGATAAAACTTCCTGAGCTATCTCTCCGAGATTAACACCTTTAAGTTCTCTTTCTTTTTTGAATGGATTACAGGACGCTTGAAGTAATCCCATCGGCCATAATAAAACAAGAAAATCCGCTTCAGGATGAACTCTGAATGGTGTGTATCTATCATATGAACCACCTTTCATTGAGCCAGCACCATATTGAAATATGATACCATCTTGATAAACTCTTTTAGGGTAGGTTTTCATTTGTTGGAAATATTCCTCTGACCTTTTTTGTAAAACATCAGTGGTATCGGCATTTGTGGCTTTCATCCATGACTTAATATTATTCAAAATTGAAAGTAAAGATGGTTCGGAGTTCATAACTAAATCCTCCATAAAACCTTTCTTGTTTTTGAAAGCTAATATTAATTTGTTGATGACTAATCCTAATAACATTTTGTTCTTAGAGAGAGATTTCTCCTTGTCGAGTCTAAACAAATAGTTTACAACATCTTCAGGATTTAGACCCTGTCTAACAAAGTCTGCAGAATCAACTGTACTAATCAACAAAATATCTGAAGATGGAAATAAATCCCTTGGTGATACAACCTGAGAAATTGTTTCAACATTAGAACGAGCCTGTCTAAAAGATTTCGATGTGTCTTTCTCAGCTCCGACTTGTTTGTCGTGGTGGTCAGTGTGAATTTTAAACATTGGTTTACCATGTGCAAAGTCAACCAAAACTGGCATTGTGTCGCCCTGTGCATCGTTCTTCTTCACCGAAAACTCTTTATCTCCATATTGAATAACATGTGCACCAACCACATCAATACCGTTATCCTCAAGGTATTTTTTCATGGCAATCGCAGTGGTCACACCGTCCAAATCTTGATGAAAATAAATTTCGGCTTTGGGATATCTCTTCCTCAAAGCCGATATATCTCTCAAACCCGTTTCCGTGATAACTCTTTTCATTACTTCAATTCAATCGAAAAAATTTCGAATTTCTTTTTAGTTTTAGGTTCATAACCGAACATTCTCTCACCGTCTTTACCCATTTCAAACATGAAACTTCCTTTCGGTAAAGCCGTTTTAACTTTCATTGATTGTTCACGTCCTGTTTCAGTCTTAACTACTAAAACTTTATTACCTTCAGCATCCATTTTAATTTCTGCCTCAGCGTTAGAACCTGGTGTTACGATTGTTATTTTCTTATCTTTTTGTTCACTGATTACTCTTTTTACGATTCTTTTCAAATCGGACTCAGTCAATTTTATAATCTTTTTCATTAATACTTAAGTGTTAAGAGGTATTTTGATTTATTGATTAGACCTAACATCTCGTCTCTTAAATTCAAAAGGTCAGTATCATATCTTGAATCAAGTTGGTCACTCATACCAACTAGAAATTCTGTGATTCCATCCATAAAATTTTGGATGCTGAGTGCAGAGATGTCTTGAAACATTAATGCAAATTCAGGTTCAAACTCAGGTCTTCCGTACTTACCCATCATAGTCTCTGTGAACTCATCTATCAGGTCACCTAAACCATCATAAATTGCACCGTATGTTTTATGTTTAGCATCACCAAATGTCTGCCAATGTAAAAACTTCCATTGAAGTTGTATTTGTACTAATTTTTTAATTAATTCTTCTTTCATATTCTAATAATTATATTCCTGGTATAGGATTTAATCTCCCCAATAACATACTTTTCAAAAATCCTGCGAAAACATCTTTCTCAGGTTCAGGTGTCGCCACAGATGTTGTTGGTATAGATGGTTGAGGTTTAACTTGTGGAGTTGGAGCAGCAGTCGGAGTTTCAGTTTCTCTACTGAATTTATTAATATCTCCGTACTTTTTCTGTATATCTCCCATTCTGTCGGCTTTACCGAATTGGTCATCAAAATTTTCGAGTGCTTGTGGTGTTTGATTGTATTGTTCAATTTTTTTCATCATCTGAGCCTCACCCATTTGATTAGATAACTCATCAGGACCAACAAAGTTTCCTATACCAATATAATCTAAGAAACCTAACCACCACTTGGTTTGACCCATTAATATTTTAATTCTTCTACCCTCAGGACTTCTAAATAATCTCGGTATTCCTCCGAAAAAAATCTGACTGAGGGCACCTGGCTTAGATAACGTTGCCGCGTCAAAAATCTTAGTGCTTTTTACAATATCCAAAAGGGTTTCAACATCCCCTAACTTTGCAGTTCCTTTAGCAAAGTCACCTGCAACACTCGCAGCAAAACTTTTACTGGTCAAACTTTTCTTACCCGCATTTTGAAGTATCTTCAAATAATCAGTCATGGTGTTCTTTAAACCATTGAATGGTCCAAGGGGAAGTGCATCCAAAGTTCCAATCACATTATCTCCTGTCTTACCTCCAAACTTTTGAATCATTTTACCAAGGGCATTTGGTGCTTTTGCAAAATCATCAACTAATTTACCTGCTGCGATGTATTGTTTACTTCCTGGTGTCGCAGTCTTCATGATTTTCAATGCTTTATCTAATGCTTTAGTAGAATTGGTTCCCAATTTCGCTGCTCCCATAATAGATTTACCCACAACGTCACCAAATGCTGGTATCGCACTTACCAAACTAAGAATACCGAATAGTGTATCACCTTGTGTGAAATATGATATTGCATTGATACTATCTGTAATTGGAGTAGGGTCAACTATACCCAAAAAATCCATCGCTGTGTTGTACCACTTGGCTTCCTTAAGAGACTTTTTCTGAGGATAAAGATAATTTAGAACATCAACAACTACCTTCTTTTCCTCCTCAGTAAGTTTCTCCCACTTTTTTGAAATTGTTTCGTAGGGACTTTCTGTGATTCTGTCTTTTATGAGTTCTAATTGAGATTGTGAAATAATGTACTCAGCCATCAAAGATTTTCTTTATAAATATCCAAACAAATAAAAAAAGGGTCTTAAGACCCTTTCATTTCTAATTTCAATTGTTTGTTCCTATCAACAAAGTGTTGAACCCTTTCTCGTCCCACTTCACAATAGTTTGGACTAAGTTCAATCCCCACCCATCTTCGATGTAATATCTCTGCGGCTGCCACACTTGTACCTGACCCACAGAATGGGTCCAAAACCAAATCATTCTTATAAGTGAGTATCTTAATCGCCTTCATTGGAATATCCATTGAGAACGTGGCTTTGGTCATTTGTTTTGTGTCCGCGAAATAGTCCCACTGACCGTAAACCAATTCCATAAACTCTTTCTTGTCCTCGTCTTGGTAGACAGTTTTCTTTTTGACTGTTCCATCTTCCTGTTGGAGGTCAACAATATCACTCTTCCATTGAGGTTCGCCTTTTACCTTTTTGATGTGATTTTTCTTGTAAGCCAAAATCACACATTCTTTTGGGTTATAGATATAAGGTGCAGATGGAGACATCCAAGAACCCCAAGCTGTGGTCTTACTTCTATGAGGTGAATTTTCATTCAGGTCGACCAATCCATAGAACTTATAACCAATCTTTTGCATGATTGACCATAACTCAGCGACCATGAAAATTCTTCCACCCTTATCTTGTCGGTTGATTTCATAGGGAATATTGAGAGCAATTCTTCCATCATCTTTCAATACTCTGTAGGCTTCAGTCAACCATTCTTTGGAGAAAATTTTATATTCCTCGAAATCAACGTCGTCGTTATGTGTGTCGTACTCAATTCCAACACCATAAGGTGGAGATGTTACTATGAGGTCTACTGTACTTTCTGGCATGGTCTTCATTACCTCAACACAATCCCCGTTGATTATTTTATTTACAAAATTTTCCATTATAATCTTTTAATACTTTAAATCTAATAATTTTTTTCCATTATAGTTTTCCTTCCTGTCTCATTTGTTCACGAATCTTTGTTGCAGAGATATCATGAATTTCTTGAGGTGGGATGTGTTCAATAATATCATATCCTACTCCTCTACCGAAATTAACGGATTCGATATCAGGAATAACCATGACCTTAACCCTCTCATCACCAACCAATTGCCACAATTCCTTTTTGATATTCATTTCAACTTCAGTAGCCGAAAAAGGATTTTTTTCGTCAGGTTTGATGTCTCTTATACAAATAAGAACATTCTTACCTTCATTCAATCTTTGGTCAACAAGCCATTTATGACCTGAATGCCATGGTTGCCATCTACCGATAAACATCGAGTACTGTTTAGCACCTGTATTTTTTAATTTTGGGTCTCCCTCAACGTGTACTTTTTGCATAATCTAACACTTTTTTTGTCGATTCTTCGACGCTTTCATTTGTTGTATTAATACTAAGATATCTTTCCGTTGGTTTCTCATATTCTTTAACAAAGAAGTCTTCTCTACCCCTAATTTCTGTTGTATGAATATAAACCTCAACAAGATTATCTCCCATCTTTTCTTTGAACTTATCTCTTTGGTCTTTGTATGGGGAAACCAAAGATACCAAAACATCTTTACCTTTATTGGTAAGGAATTGAGCGATTTGTTGAGCAAGTTCAATATTTTTTCTACGACCTTGTTCAGAGTAATCTTTATTTTCGAACAGGTCTCTCAAATCATCACCATCAATATGAAAGATTCTGTTATCTTTTAATTCCAAGATTTCTTTACAAATTGTTGTCTTACCTGAGCCAGGCTGACCTGTTAGCCAAATAATCATTTCTCTAAGTTTTTAATTTTTCTATCCAAATAAAATGCGGCCTTTTTAAGGTCTTCCAATTCTTTGGTCAAACATTTTTTTCCAGCTCTCGCAACATATTTTACCACGTTGAATAGGTAGGCATCATTATCTAATCCCCAAGCCTCACAAACCTTTATTACTTCATATGGATTATCAACCCCACCATAATGTTGTGGGTTATTGACCATCTCTTTTTTTTCGATATCCGAAGACATATTAACCGTATTTTATTAAATAAATTATGATTATCACCCAACTAATTACTAAACCACTAAGGTATAGAACAAGACCTTTATCATCATTTTTCATTGTATCCAAGAGTTTTTATCATAACCTAATAAATCAAAGTAGTAAGTATTGTTGTAGTATATCAAATCAGCCAATCTTTTATTCAGAACAGGACGATTCATATAAACTTTACCTTTGAAAGGGTTCTTGTTTATCAATTTTTCCAGTTCACCTGATTTATAAAAATCTGATTCACGGATGAAAGGAATCTTTAGATAATCTTCTAATAGGTTTTCAACCCTAATGAAATAATCAGGTTTTCGATGCTTCAAATGAGATACAAAATTGAAATGATTACTTTCTTGGTA